TCAATAGCCCTTGAACTGGTCTGCTCTTTAATTAGAGTATCCACTTGCTTACCGGCAAGATCGGGGAGAGGGCTTTTTCTTTTAGGGAATAAATGAATAAAATCATTCTTGACCTATGTGGTGGAACAGGGGCATGGAGTAAACCATATAAAGATGCTGGCTATGATGTCAGAAATATAACCCTACCTGATTATGATGTCAGGACTTACCAACCACCTGAAAATGTTTATGGGATACTAGCGGCGCCCCCATGTACGATGTTTAGTTTTGCCAGGACAACCGCAAAAACTCCAAGAAATTTAAAAGAAGGAATGGAGATCGTGATTGCTTGCTTAAATGTTATTTGGGATTGTAGATATAGAAATAAATTAGCTTTTTGGGCACTAGAAAATCCGATGGGATATTTAAGACAATTTTTAGGAAAACCTATATTTACTTTTCAACCTTATGAGTTTGAAGCTGACTATTCAAAAAAAACTGATTTATGGGGTTATTTTAATACTCCCAAAAAAATGAAAGTTAATGTGAAAGATAGTTTATTTAAAGATTTAATAAAAAATGATTATGGACATCCAACCAATAGAAGAACATTACCCTCTATTTCAGATCTTATAGCAGGCCAGGAACCGGCAAGAAGGGCAATAACTCCAACAGGTTTTGCAAAAGCATTTTTTAAGGCTAATAAATGACAAAAGAAAGCTATAAGAAAGGTAAGTGGTTGCGATTTATTTTAGATGAAACCGTAGAAAGTAATTTTCCTACAAAACTTAATTTTGCAGGTAATTATGCAATTTTTGTCAAAAGGAAATGTATATACATAGGACAATCAGAAAATATTAAAAAGAGATTAAAAACCCATATTCAAATGGCTCGATATTCAAACACATGGAAAACTTCTTGGGGCTATTTTCCAAAAATTGAGATTGCTATAAGAAAAGAAAGATTCAGATTTGAGAGGATTATGGTTGAAGCAAGATTAATTTATAAAATTAAGCCACTTTTTAATCAATTATTAAAAGGCCAAGGGATAAGAAAAAATAGAAAGTCATATCAAGAAACATTAAAAGCTTTTCAATTAAATGAGCTTTATTTAAGAAGGATAAATAGATGAAAAAAAGAGTACCTGACAAATTCTGGTTTCCCTGGTGGCCTGATAAATGGATATTCGGATCTGTAAGAATCGAATGTACTCCTGCTGAAAGAGGGATTTGGGTTGATTTATTGTCACTTGCATCGAAGGATGATGGCCATATAAGAGCAAATGAAGGGACTCCATATCCATTACAACAGCTTGCTGGGATGTTAATTCTTCCAGAAGATGATTTGAAAGATGCTATAGATAAATTCATAAAATCTAAGAAGTTGACTAAGAATAAAAATGGAACTTTATATATTACAAAATGGGATAAATATCAGTTTAGTGAAAGGCATAAAAGACGGATAGAATCAGAAATGTCCGAAAAAACGGATACTATGGCCGATGATAAGGACGCTATATTATATGATAGTATAAACGATAATAAATTAGATAATAATACTAATGATGAATTTGAACAATTCTGGAAAGGCTATAGAATAATGGGAAATCCTAAAGATGAAGTAGGCAATAAACAAGAGGCAAAAAAAGCATATAAAACATTAAGGAAAAAAATATCCAAAGAGGAAATATTAAAAGCTTTTCATGGAGAAGCAGATTATTTGAAATATGAAAGGCTGAATAATAATTTCAATAAAAAGAAAAAACATGCAACAACTTGGCTGAGATCCGACAGGTGGAAAGAACATGCCGACTTTATTTACAAACCACCTTTATAGGAGGCTTGAATGGATACATCAAAAACTTATATCAAAATGTGTGATTGCTCCTTGATCCAGGAACAATGGGAGCCTAAAGAAGGGGATTGGGGATTCTGGAAACTAAATGGAGATATAGATATTATAGATTATGATGATTGTTATCATAAGCGAGAAAATGGGATAGAGGGGTATATTTGGCTTCCTCGACAAGACCAGATTCAAGAGATGATGGGTTTTGGTATTCCAAGCTTAAAGGTTATTTGTGGTTATTGTTGTGCTGAAGAAATGGCTAAGTTTATAAAAAGCAAAAGTTGCACTCTACCAATTGGAACAACCCCTGAACAGCTTTGGCTTTCCCTTTATATACATACAAGCCACCAACTTATCTGGAAAGGCAATAAATGGATTAAAGAGGCATAAAATGAATTCTGAATTCTACATCAAGTTTAACAGAAAAAAATGCTATTTTTAAAAAAAGGTTTTTAAAATGTTTCAAATAAAATTGAAATTTCTAAAATCATGTTTTTTAAAAATTGGGTTTTAAAATGTTTCATGAAAAATCTTCACAGAAAATAAAGCGATTTTTAAAAATTAAGTTTTAAAAAATTTGGAGAAAAAGTTTAATGAAGAAAAATGCCGTTTTTAAGAGTTACTTTTCAATTTTTCTCGGGGTAAATTTGGCTAATAAAGTTTGACGAGAAAAAATATGTTTTTTAGAAATTACTTTTTTTTAAGTTACAAAATAATCCTTGATATGAAGCATAGGAACAATGAAATAAAAAATAGGGCTACGTTAGGGATAAAAAAGGAGGCTTTAAGATGAATAAAAAATTAGACAAACCATTATCTTATTATTCGATGTTTTGGTTATTAGTGGCAATGGTTGCGTTTTGCACTATCTGGCTAGTTGGATTATGGCATACAGGCAGGGCTGTAATTAAGTTTTTTTGGGGGATGACATGAGAGATGAGAAGATATTTAAATATTCAATAGCAGTATTTCTTGGCTTCCTGCTTGGTGCTCTATTTTGGGTCCCGGTTACGCATAAAATAATGCGAGCCAGATTCTATGATGACCTAAAGGCAGACCAGGCCGTAATCCAGGAACAGCTTAATATGGTTTTGGATAGCCAGCCCGAACTATATTTACAGACCAAGCACTTGATTCGGCTGATAAATGGATTTGAAAATAGCATGAACGAAAGAGAGAAGATGATACTGACTAGGGATATGCCATCGAATGAGGCAATTGTCGGGCCGAGTGAAGAGGATTAAAATGAAAAAGATTAAATACCACAACATGGAGCTTTTATCTTCCCTAATGGGTAACGAAGCATTTCAAGATTTGGAACATAGCGTTGAAATACTACGCCAGCAGAGAAACGTTATGAAGAAGATGTTATGCAATGCACCGCAAAACACATCGCAGGAAAAAGCTCTTGAAGAAATTCAAGGATTGTTAAAAAAAGTGAATAATATTTTGATTTCCGTAGATAGGCTTAATTGATGTCACTACGTGCTATTCCTCCTAAAACATCTACTGGAACATCTAAGAGGAAAATTGGTTCTTCATTTGGAATAAGAAGTATCGGATTAAATATTGGAAATGGGTGCCGTGGAAGGATTTCAGGATCACCAGGGCAGACAGCACAACGGAAAGCTTCCACATCTTTTAAGCCACGAATTCAAGCTCCGAAAAGAAAGCCGATAGAAGAAAAAGTAGATATCGAAAAAATAAAAACGTGGGTAATAAAAGAGCTTGCGGCAATTATGGAATTAGAGGGTCTTACTAAAAAAAATTCTATGGAAAAGAAGAAACAATTTTTACTCGGATGCGTTCCCGAATTTATGATTAAAGAAATTATGAGGGCAGCAAAGAAATTATCAAGAGAACCGCAAGGATAAAAGGAGGATTAGATGCCAGAAGACATGGATGTTTTAATAGGTCGTATTAAAGAGCGAATAGAGGTTTGTAAAAATGTGATTAAAGACAAGCAGGAGTCAAAGGATATAAAAGAGGCTGTTAGTATGAGAATGGATGCCTATGAAACTATATTAAGAGAGATTAAGGGGATAATAGAACATGGATGAGGAGAAGGAGGATTAAATGAAAATAATAAAAGTCATCAGTTTGAGTAAAGACGGCAACCGCAAAGAAGTAATTGTAGATGCTATGGGTGTTAGGAACACATATCACATTCATCGCCAGCCAAAGGGTTGGAGCTACTGTATAGGTTATACAATAGACAGAAGTGGTAAAAGAGAACCAGGTTTTGAATTGATGAACGAGGATTAGATGAGTAAGATACACAAGATTTATGACTGGGAAGACTGGGTTGAACTCTGTGAGGAACACGACGAAGACCCGCATAAGATAGCAGACTTGAGCCTTCCTGCAAGAAGACAGATAAGCGGTGGGGACACTGAGGATTATGAATACTGTGGTTTGTATCCAGAGGAGGAGGAGGACCCAGAACCACTTGTTCAATGGGCTATGGGTCATTTTGTCCGTGTTGGTACAAAGCATGCAGATCATGGGTGGTATGAATGGGATGGATTTGAGATATTTGAGGGGACTGATACCTTTTTTGTCAACCAGATGATTAAGGACGAGGATTTCGATATATGAGTCGGTATAGGGCTGAAGAGGGGTGAGGAGGAATAGATGACCGTTAGAAAATTATTAAAGAAATATGAGACACTCCAAAAACAAGGCTATGAAACCATTTTTATTGTTACAGTAATACAAGATTTGTACCAGATTGTGAGAAATTATGATGCGAGAAAAGCAACTATGGAAGGGAGGAATAAATGAGTAAGGTGGAAAAATATAGACATAATGGAAAAACAATAATTAGAATTCATGATATTAACCCCTTTGAATTTAGGGGCTATTATGAAAATCAAGAAGGGCTGAATTTTATTTTTCAATACAAAGATGTCAAAAGAGAGGAGGAACAATGACCTGGTGGATTTGGCTTATTATAGCTTACGTTCTTATAGGCTGCGTATTTGCAGTGATTATTTATCATACAGCAAAAGGTAGTGGTGTTGAACTTTTTGCCGTTTTTGTTATCCCATTATGGCTACCAGTCGCATTGATTGGGATATTTTCCTGGATGATAGCAGGTGATTAGAAAAATGAATCGGAGGAAAAACAATGAAAAATCAAGCACAAAAACAACTTAATAAATTGGCTAATTTTTTAATGAAGTATTACCCACATGAGTTTGGAAGGGGGAGTTCTCCCAACGATTCCACCAAAGGAAAATGTAAAATGAAAATAAGGCTGGGGATTGGTGACTTTGGCTATGACCACAGGTAATCATGGGATTCCCTTATAACTGGGCATTGTTACCATGAACCAGCCTAAAGGAGTGAGAGATGAGTAAATTAGATAGAGAAGAATTAATACTTACCTTGGCAGTAGCCTTTAAGGATTTAGCTACGACGCCTAAAGAGAAAGAATTATTTGGTCGAGCTCAAAAACAACTTGAAGACCTAATCAACAATCAGCCAGAAATAGTTTTTAGAGATATTGTTAAGTTCCACAGAAAGCTTATGACGCTTGATTATGAAGATATAAGTGATTTCCCTGCAATGGAAGCAGAAGAAGTGAGCTATATAAAAGGCTGGTTAGAATCTATAGGAGTAAAAATCAAGGAGTGAGAGATGAGCAAAGAAAAACTTATGAAATTAGTTAATATTGCTTTCAAGCAAAAGGCACTAAAAGCAAAAATGTTAGAATTGCCATATCGAAAACCACCTGTTATTTCTTCTGAAGAATGGGAGCAGGGAAGAAAAGATTTATTGGAAATTATAGACATTATTAAGGAGTAAAAAATGCGTAAAATAAATGTCAAAAAGTTTCTTAAAAGGATTTTTCCTTGCTTGTATCGCAAGCCTAAACCCGAACCACAGCCAGAACCAGAGCCACCAGTAGTGCCTGAGCCAATTCCAGAAGAGCCGAAACCGCCTTTTTTCGGTGCATCAATTTATGAGGCATGTCAGCAAACACCCGAAAAGATGCGAGCCTTTTTACAGAGACTCAAGGACGCTGGGGGGAATGCGACAGAGATATTTCTGGTGCATTCGCATGACGGCAACACGCTTCAACCTTATTTGTGGAATGGGGAAAAATTTGATTTAGATACTTGGAGAGAAATTTTCTGGACTCGATTTCATCATTTCCTTGCTCAATGTAAACTTTTAGGGATAGTCCCATTCATTCGCATACATGACCAATGTTCTGTGAAAAATCCTGAATGGTCAAAATTTTATTGTTTCCTCCAAAATAAGCAAGGTTTCAAAACCATTTTTGATAAAGGACTTTATTTATACTATTCAAGATTAAACCAGAGAATTCTCGAAGAATTAAATATTGCTAGCATAGAAACATTTTTTATAATTCCTATGAATGAAACAGATGGCTCATCTAAAGAGGTATATGATTTCCATGAATGGTATGTTAAAGATTTAACGGGAAAATAAGATGAATGTTTTACATAGAAATAAGAGTTGGCTATATCAGAAATATTGGATTGATAAATTATCTTTACGACAAATAGCAAAAATATGTGGATGTTGTACTGCAACCATAAGATATCAAATGAAAAAGTTTAAAATCCTGCGTAGAAATTTAAGTGAATCATTAAAGGGGAGAAAATTTTCTTCTAGTTGGAAGCAGAAAATAAGCGAAAACCATGCCGATGTTTCTGGTAAAAAAAATCCAATGTGGGGAAAACGAGGAAAAGATAATCCTAATTGGGGAATTTATCGTTCTATTGAAACAAGAAAAAGATTAAGTATTAGTAAATTAGGTAAGAATAATCCTATGAAAAATCCTGAAGTTAGTAAAAAAGTAGCTGAGGCAAATATAGGAAAACACCCAACAGAAAAAACAAGAGAAAAAATGAGCGAAGCAAGAAAAAAAAGAATAGGCGAAAAAAGTCCCGCTTGGCGAGGGGGGATTTCATTTGAACCATATGGAAGCGAATTTAATAGAGAATTAAAATCAAGAATACGGGCTAGAGATAACAACCAATGTCAAATACCTGAATGCGGAATCTATGAAAACGGCAAGTGTCATGCCGTTCATCATATAGATTATGACAAAAAGAATAACGAAGATTGGAACTTGATAACTCTTTGTCATTCTTGTCATAATAAAACAAATGGGAATAGGGAACATTGGCAAAAATATTTCAAAGGAGAAATTTAATGAATAAAGACCAGATAATCCTCTCCGCAGACTCGAAGCATTTTGACAGCCTCCAGAGCTTCTGGTGCAGGCTGGAAGTGCACGGAATCGCAGATGTGGCAGATTTAGTGACGGCTATTCAACTATATGGACATAACATTTTTGGAAATGGGGACGGCGCTCATTCTGGAGAAGGCATCAGTTCATGGAACGGCTATGGAGAACCTAGTCTAGGCCAAGCGAAACTCCTAGGTAATTATATCAGGGCTAATAATGGATTCGGTTATCTTTTTAAGGCAAGAGAAGGATATCAGACACAAGGTGAGGTTCACCAAGAGCTGGTGAAGTTTAGTGCTTTGCGGGCACTGGTGGGGAACAAGCAATGAATATCGCGATCTGCTTAATTATTTTGTGTGGTTTAGCCTGGTTTTGGATAATGGTGGATTTTGTGGATCCGCGGAATATAAATATTTTGGGGAAAAGGAAATGACGGAAATCATTCTCGACCTTTGCGGTGGAACTGGGGCGTGGTCAAAACCATATAAAGATGCTGGCTATGATGTCAGAAACATAACTCTGCCTGATTATGACGTCAGGACTTACCAACCACCTAAAAATGTTTATGGAATACTGGCAGCTCCGCCCTGCACCATGTTTAGTTTTGCCAGGACAACAGCAATAACTCCAAGAAATTTAAAAGAAGGAATGGAGATTGTGATTGCTTGCTTAAATGTTATTTGGGATTGTAGATATAGAAATAAATTAGCTTTTTGGGCATTAGAAAATCCAATGGGATATTTAAGACAATTTTTAGGAAAACCTATATTTACTTTTCAACCTTATGAGTTTGGAGCTGATTATTCAAAAAAAACTGATTTGTGGGGTTATTTTAATATCCCCCGAAAAATGAAAGTTAATATAAAAGATGGTTTATTCAAAGATATAATAAAAAATGATTATGGGCACCAAACTAATAGCAGAGCATTACCCTCTATTTCAGACATTACGGCAGGCCAGTTACCGGCAAGAAGGGCAATAACTCCACAAGGATTTGCTAAAGCATTTTTTAGGGCTAACAAATGACGGAAATAACATTAACGATTCCAGGAGAGCCGAAAGGAAAGCAGAGGCCGAGGTGGGGTAAACGTGGGATTTATAGTTCAAAAGATACTGTGAATTATGAGACGTATATTAAGGAGCTGTTTGTGGCTAAGTATATTGCAAAATTTGTATTTTAATTTAAAAATATGCATAATAGCTAAATAATTAGAAAAATCATTAAAAAGAGCTTTCCACCTATGAAACTCATTAATAAAGAATTTGAAAAGAGAAAAAATGCAATATTATATTTTTGCAAAACTGTTAAGTATCCATTTAAAACAAAGATATATAAATTACTTTATTTTTTAGATTTCTTACATTTCAAACAAACGGGAAGGCCAGTAACTGATTTAGAGTATTATACTTTTGATTTTGGTCCAGTGCCTATGAAGTTGCATGAAGAAATCAGAGAAGACAAAATTCCAGAAGAACTAAAAAGCTACCTCAAAATCTTTAAAGAGAAGGATGAAACTACTGGAGAAGAAAAATATATAAAATTTATCCCAAAACGAAAGCCAAATCTTGAAATTTTTACAGAAAAAGAAAAGGAGATTCTTGAACAAGTGGCAACAATATTTAAAGATGCCCAAGCTAAAGATATGACAGAAGTATCCCATCTAAAAAATGAACCGTGGGACAAGACTAAAAAAGAAAAAGGGATGCATCAGAAAATTGATTTTTTATTAGCATTAGATAAAGACGCATTAGTTACCATAGATATGGCAAAAGAAAGGATGCGTCTTTCAAAAGAGATAAAAGAACTTTTTCAATAAGTCAGCATCCCCAAGGAAAAGTATCATTTGAAAAAAGGTTCCATTTTATATCACGAAGAATTTAGATTTAAGAATGGGGAAAAAGGATAAATAAAAGAAACTATTTTTAATATGAAAACGTATAAATTTATAGAGTTTTTGTAAAACATGCTCCAGAAAGATAATAAAAAGCTTATCTAATATAGAAAAACTATTAAATAAATAGGAGGTGATAAAGCATGATTTCACGCAAGACGATCGGTTTTGTAGTAGCCATTATCGCAGCAATCCTGACAGTATTCCAGAAGGAATTCGGAATCAGCCTTGACCCAGTCGCAATATCGGCAGGAATCGGAGCAGTTTTGACCTATGTATTCTTTGAGGCAAAGCTGGATCTGAAAGTATTAACTGCACAGCCCGGGAAGTGGAAAGACCTAAAATTCTGGATTACAGTTATATCGGCTGTTCTAGTGGCTATCGAGTCAACTGCACATTTGGGAATACCAGTAGAAAGCATTGTTGCGGTATTAACCCTTATCGTGGGATTGCTATTTGGAGCAAAACTGAAACAAGAAAAAGCGTATTAAAGACAAGGAGTTAAGGGATTGGGGAGGGAATCAGGAGGAGAATTATGATAAAAATAGAGATTGAGGAATAAGATGCCGTATCCGAGGGAAATAAAAGAAGTGGCACAAAAAGTGGGGGTTACAACGGAAGAATTAGCAGAAATCCATAGATATCTTTCAGCTATTCAAGATATGCGACCCGTATCCGCAAAAGAAGCAGCCGTAAATCTTCGAAAATGTTTAAAAGAAATAACAGAAAAGGAGTAAATATGGCAAAATTGAAAGCGTATGTAATTAGTTGTTCTGGCGACGCTATTGATTTAGATGCGCGAAATCTCTTCGTCTGGGGAAGCTTCGGCCGTGCAACCTGGCTGCCAGGAACGAAAGCAGAGATGAAGAAGCGTCTGGAAATGTGCAGGAGAGAGAACCAGTGTGCTAATTGTGATGCAGAGATACACGAGGTTGTCATAGAGAGAACGAAATTGACCTTGAGGCAGATAGAAATTAGAGGAGAATCGGCAGAAAAGATAATGTGCTGTAGATGCAAGACGTTAAAGCCTGAGACAGAGTTTTCACCAACAGGCAAGAGGAAGCATATATGTAAAGCCTGCTATAATCTATACTATAGAAGATATTATAAAAAGCATAAAAATAATGTATGATGGAATTAAACAGAAGAGAAAAATGACTAAAAAAGATCTGGTTTATCATGAGATTTATAAAACATGTGAAGCTATTGGGATTACTTTTGAAGAAATACTGGCTGTTTTTAAAACGTTACGTGATGGAAGTGAAAAAGATAAAAAGGCATACCAGGAATTGAAAGAAGGCTTGAGAAAGATTGTGAACAACAAAAAGAAAAAAGACATTAATATATAATGGGATTGAAAAGGAGGAAAGAATGAGCGAAAAAGAATATAAGTTTAAACCAGGTGATGTTGTCAGATTAAAAAGCTCGAACTTAAAGATGACGGTCACTAAAAACATTACGTCTTATTTTATTGATGGCCCACCTAGAAAAGAAGTTAAGTGTATCTGGTTTGATAAAAATGACGAATATCATGAAAAGTATTTTATTGAAGAGGTTTTATGTAATACCAAACAAAAACCATAAATCCTAGATTTTTATAAACCTACCTTTTTAGCCTATCTAATACGCTTTTACCTCAAGAGCCTTCCAAAAGTTTTTATCAGGAGTATTGACATCCAATAAATCTGTGCTACTTTTCCGCATAGATGAACAATACTCTTTTGCGTGCAGAATTCAATTTTAAGTTTGCCCAGTTTACTCTTTATGCAATTGGTGTAAAGAAGATTAATTTTATCGTTACTGACTTTCACAGGACGGCAATCCAACAAAACAAGAGATTCAACGAGAAGAAATCTCTCTGTGATGGGTATGAAAAAATTAGCTATCATCAGAAATGGAGAGCGAAAGACCTTGTTATTATCGACAAAGATGGCAATCCAATTTGGGGACACACACCAAAATACGATATTCTAGGCGAGATATGGAAAGCATTGGATGGACGCTGGGGTGGGGATTGGTTTAAAGAAGGAAAGACAAAATTTGATGATGTGTACCACATGGAATATTAGGAGAATCCATGAAATTACCAGAAGGAATAACCACAAAATTCGATAGGATAGAAGACGGAAAGGTCTGGTTTAAAATCAGATGTTCAAAATTCTATCTATTTAAAACTATCTTAAAAATAGCAAGAGAAAATAAGTCGATTTTAATATTTCTGTTTGCTTTTTATTATTTGGGAAAACCATGAAAGACGCAATAAAATTAATCCTCGAGCTTATTAAAATGGGGAAAGGGATATTTAAAATTTATAGAAAGGAAAAAGACATAAAGAAGAAAAAGGATTTTGTTGAGGCTATTAAAGAATTGGATTCAAAGACTTTCAAGAAGATACTTTTTGGTAAGAAATGAAAAAAATAACAAGATGTTTTGTCATAGCTTTATTTTTAATATTATTAAGTTGTACTGCCTATCATCCTTCTTTTTTCCCTAGTGACGTTTATGATATCTTGAATCCGGGTGTCGAAGTTCAATTAAATCCGATTGCTTGGATTGAAGACAATAAAATCATTAATGATGATGGAAAAGAGATAACGGTAAATAAAGGCATTGTTGTAAATGATGCTTTTATTCTATGGACTTATGAATTAAAGCAAGAAGTTATAAGGCTTAGAAAGCTAGTAGAGGAGAAATAAATGACATATAAAATAAGTTGTGTGAAGTGCGATTATGAAAGTAGCTGTGATTCATTACCAAAGGGATACAATTTAAAGAAATGCCCGAAATGTGGAAGTCATTTAAGATTTCTTTTTAACTGGAGGCCATATCTTTATTGGCTTGGATTGTTGGGACGTGGCGATTTGGATTTGATGTAGAGGAGAAATAAATGTCCACTGTACTATATGGCGGGACTTCCTGGGTGTGCCCAAATGATTGCGGGACTGCTCCGTGTGATTACTGTGCGGAGAAGATGAAAGAAGCTCCGTTAGTGAAGTGGTCGCACCCCTTCCCTAAACCAGTAAAAAAAGATGATGCGGCTTTTCTACCGGGCATATCCAATTCGTCAGACACTGTCTGACGAAGAGGAGAAATGAATGGTTGAACCAATTACGACAGGTGGGATAATTTTTCTTTTGATTTCAAACATCGGAAGCTGGCTGAAGATTATTAGGGACACAAAAAGGCAGAATGGAAACGGAAGTGATTTGAAGGAAATTAAGGAGACGGTGAAAGACACAGATAAAAAAGTTGATGAAATGAAAGTGGCTGTCGGAAGCATGCAGACTGAGGTGAGCAACCAGAAGGAGCATTGTGTGCAGATGACAACCAACATTGAGAAGCAAATTAGTGCGAATACAAATCGGATATTTAGTATGAAAGGGAAGAAATGAAAGTAGCGTTTGAGGCTCAGATTATGCAGAACAATATAAAATCTTTGCGCAGTATGGATAAAGAGGCAAGGTTGACACTGGAGTATAAGGCAGAAGATGACAAGCTTGTGGCTGATATCAATAAACTTCATAGTGCGGAGAGGACGATTTTTGTTGTGATTATGGATAAAAAGGAGACCACTAAAATAGTGGAGAAATAGTGGAAAATGACTGACGCAAAATTTAAGAGAGGACATCCTAAAAAGGGTGGGAAAAAGAAGGGAACACCCAACAAGTTCACTAACTTGAAACAGGCATATTTAGATGTTTTTGTAAAAATAGAGAAAGAATCTAAAAGATATCCTGAAAAGGTTGACAGTCTATTCATGTGGGCAACGAAGAACCAAAGAAATCAAGGAATGTTTTATCAGATGATTTCAAAGATGCTTCCTAATAGTATTGTGGGAACACAAGATGACAAAGGTGAATTTCATCCTCTTAAGGTTATAATATCAAACAATGAAGACAAATGAGATTAAACTTCACAAATGGCAAAATAGAGCTTGGGAAAGCAAGAAACGATTTATATTTTTTTGTGCAGGTGTTCAATCAGGAAAAACAACTTTCGGATGTATCTGGATTGTTAATGAATCTGAAGAATGTGGAGCAGGTGATTATCTTATTATTGCTCCTACATACAAGATATTGCAACAAAGTACAATGCAAAAATTTCAAGAAATAATACCTAATGGATGGGGAACGTTTAATAAGGCAGAATCTGTTTTTAGGGCTAGAAATGGAAGGACTTTTTTTCTCAGATCAGCAGATAAGCCAGAATCCATAGAAGGTATAACAGCAAGGGCGATTTGGGCAGATGAGGCAAGTCTTATGAAACCTGATATCTGGCTTATGATGCAAGGGCGGGTGAGTGGAACGCAAGGTCGGATACTTTGTACTTTTACTCCAATAGCTCTTAACTGGGTACATAAAGAAATAGAGAAAGATAAAGAGCGAAGGAATAGAGGAGAGGAAGGTGATATTGATTTTATTCAATTCCCATCAGTTGAAAGCCCATATTTTCCAAAAGAGGAATATGAAAGAGCAAAGCGGATGTTAACTCCAATTCAATTTCAACTGCGATATGAGGGAATATTTGGAAAAGCCGAAGGACTTATTTATGCTGATTTTGATGAAAAATACAATGTATGTGATGATTTTCCTATTCCAGAAGATTGGACAAAAATTGGTGGGATAGATTGGGGATTCATTAATCCTTTTGTTGCCCTTAAACTTGCTTTGAGTCCTGATGATATCTTATATGTTTATAAAGAATATTATCAATCGAAGCAGACATTAAAAGAACATTCACGGAATATGAGTCCTGATATTCCTTATTATGCTGATCCTTCAGGAGCACAGGAAATACAAGAAATGCAAGCGTTGGGATATGACGTTATCCCAGCAAACAACGATGTAGATATGGGAATACTTACAGTGAATGCTAGATTGAGAAAGCAAGATGATAGTGAAAGGACTGTCAGGCTTAAAGTATTCAGAAGTTGTGTTAATGTGATAGATGAGTTATCTCTATATCAATACGATAGGAACCAAAGTACAGGTGAATGGAAGGAAAAACCAATGAAGAGAGATGATCACTGCATGGATGCTTTAAGGTATGCAATCATAGAATTAGATAGGGGTGGCATCGGCGATCTTATAGTGGCGGGATAATGATATGAATATAATAGAAAGATTCGCAAACGTATTAGGCCGATCGAAAGGCCACTACCTGAAAGGCTTGGATGATGTATTTTCTACAACTGGCTCTCATCCAATGATAAGCGATGATTCCGCATTCATGGATTTAGAGAGATGGGGGGAAGCATTACTGGCTGGCAAAGAGCCTAAAACTAAAGCCGACTTCATTAGAGCTTTCAAAGGGTTTGTATTCATATGCAGCAAGAAAAATTTCCAGACTGTAGGCTCTCAGAGATTAAGGCTTTATATTGCGAAGAAGGAAAAGACTAAAACTTACAAGACGATAGAGACTAAACCAGTGAGCAGGCAGAAAAAGAATTGGCTGTATTCCAGACCGCATCTCGATAGCTATTTGAGGAAGGCTGTCGAAATAGAGGAAATCACTGAACATATATTTCTTGACCTCATGAAGAGTATTAATCCAAAGCATAATCAAAGGGACTTCAAAGAATATACAACAATGTATACTGACCTGACTGGTGAATGTTACTGGCTAATGCTGAAAAATAATTTAGGAGTACCAACACAAATATGGCCGATTCCGTCTCAATATATCAACCCCAAATTTGGAAAGACACTGGAGAAACCTATTGAATCTTTCGTATATAGACATGGAGCTACAGAAGTCAAGATTCCATTTGAGGATGCAATTTATTTTACTTTCCCTAATCCGGAGAATATATTTACTGGCTTTTCTATAGTGAAGGGAATTGCCAATGCAGTTTATATTAGAGAACAAATGGAGGACTTTGAAAAAGCGCTGTTTGAGAACAAAGCAAGAATAGGAGGGATATTGTCTCCAAGCAGTGGAACGAATCTAACAGATAAAGATAGAGCTAGATTGAAAGAGATGTTTGGACAGCAATATGCAGGTGCAAGGAAAGCCGGAAAGCTTCTCATTCCGCCTGTGGATATGAAGTTTGAAAAGGATGTGTTTACTCCGGAAGAAATGAATTTTATTAAAGGTAGGGCTATTAACATGGAAGAGATATGCCTGGGCTTTGATATTCCACCGAGTATATTTGACCCGAAATCGAATAGAGCTACTGCATATGTAGGAAAGGAGAATTATGCCGAAGGGGCGATACTGCCACGATGCGAACGATTTTCAGAGAAGATGAACGAGAAAGTATTGCCTCTATATGATGAGAAAATCTTTTGTGAATTCGATAATCCAGTGCCACAGGATAGAGACTTGATATTGAAAGAGCAGATCGGAAGGGTGAAGATCGGGATAATGACAATAAATGAGGCCAGGGCGGAAGAGGGGCTAGAGGGAATAGAGGGCGGTGATGTGGCTTATATCGATAACCGTTTGATGCCGCTTGGGACTGAGGCGGAGGAGGAACAGATAAGGCAGTTTACGGAGAAGGTTATGAAAAGCGTTAAGGAGGTTTTAGGATGATTGAAGTTAAGGCAAAAAAGATGGAAGGCGGGTTTTTAGTGCCAGAAAGCAGTGAATATCCCGCCAATAAATGGCAACTATTTAGACAAAGATATTTCCCCTTTTGGTTATTGCGGGTATTTCCCATCAAAACGGTGACGGTTAAATGGGCGGAAATACTAAAAAATCAATTAGCAGAAGAAAAAATAAAGAAAGATTGGGTAGACATTCTTAATAAAGAGGCATTGAAGATGGATAGATTATTTATGAAAAAATGATTAACCCCAACTTCCTAACCAGCGAGCTTGCCGAAAAGGTGGCTGTTGAAGTCTGCAAACCCATAATTATTAATGAGGCAACCGTTATTTTAAGACAGATGTTAATAGATTCTCTGAAAGAGGCTGCGAAGGAAGATGACAAAAAGCAAGCCCATGACATGCTATTCAATGCACTCTTCAAGGCTATCAGTCCGTATGAGAAGAAGTTCGAGACGATGGTAAAAGGGATATGGGATGAAGAGCGACGGATAATAGCATCTAACTTGAAGAAGATGAAGAAGGCTTGGTTGCACAAGGATAAGGTGGATAGCATCCTGTATCCAGTTGCGGTATTTGAGAAGAAGCTGGCTAATGGGGCAAAGGATATAATTATGGAAGTTATGACCACAGAAGGGAAAAGGGTTGTTTCTCTCTATGGTTTCGATATGATATTTGATGTGAACAATCCAAAAGTCCAGGAATGGCTGGAGAGCTATACCCCAATGTTCTCAAAGAAGCTGGAAGAGGTAAATGTGACCAAACTAAGGGCAGAGCTTATTGAGGGAACGAATGCAGGTGAGGGAGTGCCTGAGCTTGTGACTCGGATATATGATACTTATGACGACTGGGGATTCAGGCGGGCTAAAGACATTGCTCAGAATCAAGTGTTGCGTGCATCGAATCGGGCTGCGCTTAATGTATATAGGCAAAGTGGAGTAGTGAAGAAGAAAATCTGGATAACGCATTTCAGTCCAAGAACATGTGCTCATTGCGAACAGTTAGATGGTACGATTATAGGTCTAGAGAGCAATTTTTTTGATTTAGGTGATATATCAAAAGTAGAAGTAGAAGGTAAGGAACAATTATTAAAAATTGATTATGAAGAGATTGCTGCACCGCCACTTCATAATCGGGGAAGATGTACCGTCGGGGCTTATATTGAAGATTAGGAGGCAATGATGAAAATAATAACCGAGAATCTTAAATTTATAAACGAATATCCTGACAGGGCTGGTGAGTTGGCCAAGAGACTGCACGTTAAAAAGGATGAGATTCCGTTTGTAAGAAAGTATTACACATCGGAGAAGCAGGAGGCTGACAAGAAGAAGCGTAGCGTCATCAGTTATATATCGACAGGTGCTTTGGATAGGGATGGCGAGAAGCTGTTACCTGAAGGGGTGAATTTGGAGAACTATAAGAAAAATCCTGTCGTTATGCTTGGACATGATTATAAGT